GTTGATCTGGAAGTCTGCCCAGTCATGCACTACCACCGTACCCTCTGGAGCGTCATGGAAGCCCTCTAGGCAACGGATGCACAACGCTGGAGCCACCTCAAGCAGTCCAACGCCCACCAGCGCCCTGAAGCCCTTACGGTCGCCCCCAGCACCCATGGTCAACTGGAGCCAATGGTCTTCGGAGCCGAATCCACCTCCCGGCTTCTGGAGTTTCGCCTCGGAGAGCGTCACGATCCACAACCAGCGAAGCGCCGCACTCGGTAGCCCCGCCACCTTGGGCGAGCGCCATGCCAGCGCGTCTAGTCGTAGCCAAGCCCCGCCGCTCACTCTGCCACCTCATTCTCTTGCTCAAACATCTGCACCTGCTCCGCGCCCACCACCTCTAGGGGTGTGATCTGGTACTGAAGATGGGGATTCTTCCACCCGCCAATCCGTTCCGCGCCCTTGCCAACGAGGTAGGGGCTGAACTCCCGTAGGGGGCAATCCATGATCATGCAGAAGCCTTCGCTCGGCTTCTCTCCTACGCACCACGCGCAGAAGATCGCAATAGCCCCAGCCGCGCCATTCTTGGCGTGCTCTTTAACATCCTTAGCCACCTGCTGCTCTTCCGTTAGCGCCATACGGCAACTCCCTTCTTCCTGCATGTCAAGCATGCTGCGATTGCATAGCGATCCGACACGCTGCTTTGCGACGGAACTACCGCCTCGCTGCAAGTCGCGCAGAACCATGCCTTCTCCCGATCCGCCCCCTTGATGTAGTACTGCGACACATGCTTACCGTCACCAACGGCAATGGTGTCGTCCTTGATGTCGTAGCCCCGCTGTCTGAGTTCGTACACACGGGCGGCAAGCCTCCCAATGCCGAAGTCTCGGAGCGCCTCCAACGGGGTGATCTTCCTCCCAGCCTGAAAGGCTGTCAAGAGCACCTGAGCCTGACTCTTTGCGTTCTCCTTAAACGCCATGATCGCCCTCCTTCTTCTGCCGACTTGGATACGGCAACTGCTGATACTTCAACGCCAAGCGCATTCGCTGCTTGTCGCGACGATGCCCGACAAAAGTGACATACCGATGCTTGCGTGACCTTTCCTCAAAGTACACATTCTCCGCCCCGTACTTCTCAATGACCTGTGCGTTCGTTAGCCCGTGCGCGTAGGTTGCGTGATGCTGATGCTCTAACCCTTTGACCCTTGGGTCTAGGAACTTTGCCGACAACCCTGTGTAAAGGAAATTGCACGCCTGATACACAATGCCTTCGTGACCCTGCTTTGTATCTGCAAACGAGACCACGATGCTCGGCTTAGGCAGCATCCGTAAAGATGCGCCCACCAAGCGACTTGCCTCATGCTTGCCGTTGTTGAGAAGCACCAGCCGATTCAACTCCAACACCTTTGAAGCCCACTCGTCGCCGCAAATGCCGCGTGCCAGCGTGCTGCTCGGAGATGTGCCGTAGGTGACGACACCCACCAGTTCAGCGTTATTGAACAACCCGAACGCATGCGAAATAGATGGAAGCCGATGCGCGTAATGAACGGTGAGAATCAACTCGTGCGCGTCGCTGCTTTGAATGCGAGAAACTGAATAGCCCGCAACCTGATCGTCAAACAAACTTGGCTGGTACGCCAGTGCTTGCTTCATTGAATTGCCTTCCTTCAACCGCTGCACGGGCTGCCACATGGGCAACCCGTGCAAACGGAACTCCGATTAGAAACTTGGGTCTAGGTAAGTCTTCGCGACTCCCAATTCAACCCAGCCGCTCATCTTGAGTCCATCAAGATAAGACTCGTGACACCAACCGCCGTCGCCCTTGCTTCGGCAATTTGCGCTGACCTTCTTAACGAAAGTTCCGCGCTTCGTCACCACAGACTTGAAGGTTCCGTCCTTCGTGAGGTTGACCGCAACCACCTCGTCGGCATACGAATCGCTGCCGATGTGGAAGGTTGCTGGTTGACCAACATACGGGAACTGCTCAAGCAAATCGCTGCACTCAAGAACCGTGTGACCAAGATCGGCGCAATGCTCAAGAATTCCCTTCTGGGTCTTGAAGTTGTAACGCTTGTTCATCTCTAGGCTCCTTCCTTCCTACAGCCCAAGCGGGCTACGCCAATTGTCTACCCGCCTGAGCCGTAAGTCAATACCCTATTTCGTGCTCAATTCACCCCTTCTTGGCGTTTGACCACGCGATTGAGGGGCGCTGCTTGCAATACCCCTCCGAACTCTTTGGCGCTGGGCATGCCCAGAAGTCGTACTCCCGCCCGTCGGCGGTTGTGCCGTTGCGATGCACCCATGCCAACTTATGGCGCGGGCATGCCGCGTCCTCGTCTGGCGTAATGAACCGAATCGCCTTAAGCGCCGCGTCGTACACCTCTTCTTGCCCTTCGGGCGCAGTACGGACTGGCTCGTCAAACACCTTTGTTGCGGCTTCTAGCACTCGGCTATCGTCGCCAATCTGGCGCTGCTGCGCGTTGAAGACTTCTTCTCGGCTGGCAACACCCTTCTTGACTTCAAACCCTAGCGCGGCAATCGCTCGCCCCCACGCTGAGGTTTCGCACACCATGACTTCCGAACCGCGCGTGTACGGCGTTGCACCCGGAATGATTTCCGATGCATGACCAACTCCCGGTCGGGTGTCTTCGCGATCCCGATAGGCATACGCCTTGAAGACCACTGCCTTGTCGCTGAGATGCAACATCTCTGACTGCAATGACCCCTCTGGGAACTGCTCCTTAAACGCGGTGATACGCGCCGCTACATCTATGTAATCAGACAGGTCAGGCTTCCCCATTGCTCTCCTCCTTCAAGGACATGCGTCCTACTTCACAGCCGCCGAACCCGTAGTCGGGTAGCGGAGCAGCATACTGACATGACTTGCACTGCTGGGTGTTGAATGTTGCGTGCTCTGGCTTTCCTTTAATTGACTTCGCTACCACCTGAGCAGATAGCACTCCTAGCGCCACATCCTCTGGCGTTGCCTGACGCATCACAAGGCTCCACGCCACCTTTGGTCGGGAATACGACAGCAACGCCAACCTTGGCAAGGGGGCATTGGGGAACTGCTTGGCGTAAAGGGCGGCATAGAACCGCATCTCTGAACCGTGCAGGTCCGCCATTGACTTAGCGCGCTGACCAGTCTTGATGTCAAGAATGACCGCATGCTCGGTAAATGGCGCATAGATTGCGTCTGGCGTACCAATGACCAAACCAGCCTTTGGCAACTTAACCTTGAGGCTCTCGCCGTCAATGCCTTGGGTAACCAGCCCCTGATCAACGGGCAGCGACTGATGCGCCTTGGTTACCAGCCACTCTGCGAATAGCGCGGTAGCCAACTCCACCTCCTCGGTAAACACATCCCAATCAACCGTATCGGTGAACTGCTTTCCCTTGACGCTTTCCACACCGTTGCGAGCGGCAATGCTGATTTCTTCCATGCGAATGCGTTTGTCGGTGTTGTACCAGACCATAAGCGACTGGGTTGCATCATCAACGGCAGAGCCGAAGTGAACCCTTTCTGGCATCGCCGCATGGACTCGCCTTCCATCCTTGTCTCGCACCTGCTCTAGATAGACCGCCTTGCGACCGCACCAATCAGCAGCCGTGACGGTTGACTTGCTGAGACCCTTGCGTGCTGGGTCAATTGCCTTACTGGGCTTGGCTGGACTCATGTTCTGCCTCCTTCTCAAACCATCGCAGAATCGCCTCTGCATCTGCCTCTGTTGCAAGCACTCGCATCTCTGCCGAGGTTGTCGCTGAGTAGAACGCGCTACCAAGCGACAACATCAACGGTTGCCCCGGACCATCCCATCGGGCGAACACTGGACCTTCACCGTCATCTGCAACCCAGAAGACCTGATCGCCCAGTGTGGTAATCCGACGGAACTGCTGTAAGGCTTTTTTTGGCTTCTTCCATCCCGTTGCCATTACGCCCTCCCAACCACAATTGCAATTGCAATGGTAATTGCAGTAAGGACTCCGACCGCAAACTTGTCGCGGCGCTTCTTCCTCAACTTTGCAGCCTCAACCTCAAGGCTAGTTGGTTTACGCCATGTGTGGATAATGTCGTTCATGAGGTCACCACCTCAAACGCGATCCACACCAGCATCGCAATCCCAAGAGCAATCAACTGCAATCGGAAACGATCATCGGCTTGCTGCTTTGCCTTGGCAGCATCCTTGAGTTCCTTATAGGTGCGATTCACTTTGCCTCCCTTGCGCCAAATAGCGCCGTCCACTTTCCGTTGATCACGGCAACTCTCGTCTTCACGCCGTTGGGGAATCGCTTCTTCAACGACTCAATTGCTGTTGCGCGAATGCGATAAGCGTCCTCCTTGCTTTCAGCCTCAACCACCACGATCTGACCCGACACCATTGCGATTGCCGCAGCGTCGTAGTCAATGCGCGCAATCTTTCCGCGCTTGCCCAGCGTATCCGCCAAGGCTTTGTCATTCACTGCCTTAAACCCGTTCATGAACTCTCCTTCCCGCCAAGTACATTGGCGATTGCTTTGCATGCGTTGCACTGAAGATGACCAACCCAGCCGCCGCCAACCTCTGGCTCTACCTCGTTGCCGCTGGCATCAACTGTTGCAAACGCATCCTTCATCACATCGTTGCCGCAACTGCATACGGCAAAGTCTTCCCCTTCGGGGATCGTAATTGCTTCGGTCATGCACCCTCCCAAATTCTCTGCGCCGCTGCGTAATCGCCAACGGATTCCAAATCCTTCATGGTCTGCAACTCATAGGCAACTACCTGACGCTGGTTCTCCAGATGCATCTCGTCAGCCAGCCTCCAAACAAGCGGTGACACGCTGCTGGTAATGCGGGTCAACTCCATGCCGTATTTGCAACCGCCGCAGTAGCCGAACTCGCCACACATTTCGTGGCACATGCAGTCATACGGCTCGCAGCAATTGCGGCGGCGCTCTCGGTGCTCAATGTCCATGAGGACATGCGCCCGCATCAAGTCCGACATGCGTGACCAGATGTTGAGAGCCTTCGCCTTATCTTCCTTCGTCAACTGGGTCATGTGTGCCTTCCTTCCTTCCTGTGCCGAGGGAACTCCCCTTGGCTGAAGCAACCTTACAACCAAGGGGAATCCCGCGTCAACCCCCTAAATACGGGGGTTAATTGTTACAGCCAGCGGCGGGCGTGCCGA